TCAAATCATTGTAGATTTATTTTAACATGTAATTATGTAGAAAAAATAATATCACCAATACAATCAAGATGCCAAACGTTTCAAATTNTACCGCCAACCAAAAAAGATGTGGCAATGCAAATTGTGAATATCTTAAAATCAGAAAAAATAGAATATGAGTTAAAGGATATAGTNCCAATAATTGATTCTGGATATCCTGATATTCGTAAAATTATAAANACCTGNCAATCCAATTCAACCAAAGGGATATTAANGGTAGANGTGGGTAGCATATTGGATTCTGATATAAAAGTTAAGATAGTAGAATTGATGAAATCTTCCGATACTGCACGGAACAAATGGATGAAAATCAGACAAGCGATAGCAGATGCTCGTATTCAAGATTTTACAGATATATACACATACCTTTACGAAAAGGTAGATGATTACGCAGACGGAAAAACTTCGGCGGTAATCTTATTATTATCAGAGGGGCAATATAAAGATGCATTGGTAATAGATAAAGAAATAACGTTTTGTGCCACAATTATTCAAATTATTGGTGAAATTACTAAAAATTAATTTTTCTTATATTTATATGTAATAGATAGGGAAATATTATGAAACATTATGTGTATAGAATAGATGATCCAATAACCAAAGAGTTTTATTTTGGTAGTAGAAGTTGTACAGTCAATGTAAACGAAGATAATTACATGGGAAGTTATGTATCATGGAATCCCGTTAATAAATCAGTATTGATAAAAACTATATTAAAATCAAATTTTCGTAAAAGAGAAACTGCAATTAAATATGAGGTTAAACTTATAAAGGAAAATATTGATAATTTATTAAACAGAAATTATCATATACCTGGCACTGGGTTTCATACAGTTGGACTTACACATGATACAACTATTGAACATAGGAAAAAATTAAGTGAGGCCGCTAAGTTACAATGGAAACGAATGAATGATATAGAAAGAACCAATCTTATCAGAAAACGTACACGTAAAGGCGAATCCCATTGGGCATATGGTACTAAATTATCCGAAGAAAGAAAAGAAATGTTAAGAGGTAAAAAACATAGTGATGAAACTCGTATAAAAATGAGTAAATCACATACAGGATATATTAAATCAGATACTCACAAAAAAAATTTAAGTATCTCATTATCAGGAAAATCTAAAAGTAAATCACATATAGAAAAATTAAAAGAAGTTCATTGTATACCTGTGAATCAATATGATTTGAATGGTAAATTTATACGAGAATGGAAAAGTCAAACAGAAATAAAACAAACATTAAAAATAAATCATGTAGGTACTTGTTGTAAAGGAAAGTGTAAAACCGCAGGCGGGTATATATGGAAATATAAATAACAAAATATGAAAATTTACGCAGATATTAGACGAGAAGTACATATTGACCCATTGGATGTGATAGAGAACCTTAAAGAAAGTATTTCTGGTTGCAACAGAGGGGATTATATATTTACGGAAGATGGAAAATATTTTCGTGGATATGAAATAAGTGCAGGCTGCCATTCAATTGATGGACAAACTGAAATTTCAAAAGAAAAATATGATTATTATCAATCTCTATGTGAAGTAGAAAAATATCTTAAAAATAATAAAACCAAATAATATGTCAAAAGTAGTAGGAATGAACGTACCTCAACAAAAAATAGATATAACAAAATCAAAAGCAGTGGTTTGTGCAGCTTGTGGTGATGATGTATTTATACCAGCTATGAGGTTTAGAAAATTATCAAAAATACTTACCGGAACAGCAAAGGATGCAATCATACCAATTGAGGTATATATGTGTTCTGGGTGCGGTGAGGTGAATGTAGAGTTATTACCCGATGAACTTAAAAACTTGTAGATATGCACGTAGATGAATATTTAAAAGATTTTACCGAAGAAGAAAAAAAAGTATTTTGGGATAGTTATTATAGTTCAGAGCAAATATACAAGGAATTCATGGAACAATACGAAATCGATCACGCGTGTTGTCCTAATTGTGGAGAAACTTCACATGGTTCAACGTTAGTGGGATTTGCATTTAATTCAGAGTATCCAGATGCATATAGAGATTTAAATAATGCTATGTGTAAGTGTGGTTATAAACATACAATACACGAAAGAGTACCTAAAAAATAAAGTGATGGAAATCATAGATGCATACAAACTTACATTTATTCAATTCGAATTAAAAGATAGAAATGGACACCATCTTTATTACAGACGATGTTGGGAATATGATGATTGGGAACAATTATGCGGAGATTCATGGGAACCATTAAATTTTAGTGATGAATTAGAAGAAATATATCAAAAATATAAACTAACAGACGGATATGATAGCATACATAAATCATAGTGGTGGATGTGATGGAGCAGATATGACTTGGGAAACCGAGGGCAATCCATATGGAGTAAAAACAATCGCGTATTCATTTTATAATCATCATCAAAAAGGTGAAAATCCATATATAATGAATACCACCGAATTATTGGAGGGATGGGAACATGTTAAAACTGCAGCCGGATCTTTAAAAAGACCTTTGAGTTTTGTAGAAAACAATCCATATGTTAGAAATTTATTATGTAGGAATTGGTTTCAAGTAAAACACGCTGATGCCATTTTCGCAGTTGGTAAATTTGATGGTAATACTCAAAAGAAAGTAGCAGGTGGAACAGGTTGGGCAGTTCAAATGGCAATCGATAATGATAAACCAATATATTTTTTTGACCAACCAACAAACGCGTGGTACAAATACATATACTTATATAAAAAGTTTGTACAAATGTATGTAACGCCAACTTTAACAGAAAACTTCGCAGGTATAGGTACACGAGAAATAAACGCATTTGGAGTTCTTGCAATACAAAAAGTATACGAATACAACTTAAAACCAATAGAACAATGACATTATTAGTAATTTACATAATCGGATTTATATTATCACTTCTATTTTTATCCAGATATGGTGAAAAAATAGGAATTGGTGGTTATGACGAACCAAAAACGTATGTAAATTATGATGATTATTCATCTAACGCATCAGCATTCACAGCATTTAGCTTGATATGGCCTATTTTTTACGGATTACTTTTAATTGTTGGAATCAGATTACTACTAATTACATTTACACAATTTTTAATAACTATAAATAAGAAATAAATGGCAAAAACACTCTTTGATCATCTCAAACAAATAACAGAAGTACAGGATCCAAAATATTGGGATAAATTAGATGAAAGTGATAAAAAAACATTTTCAAACTATATGATACAGAGATTCTTATCAATGAACCCTGATTTTATAGAAACCATAGCAGAACTTCAACCATATACTCAATTATTAGAACCAAAATATATGTATTTGGTTTATATAGGACTACTTCCAAAAGGAAGATCTTATAATAGATATATTAAAGGAAAATCAGAGGGTAAGTATGAACAATGGCTAATAGATTTAATCAAAGTTGAGTACCAAAGTTCATTAGTAGAAGCTGAAGATTATTGCGAAATATTATACGGAACCAAAGAGGGTAGAGAACAAATTCAGTATATTTGTGAAAAATACGGAACAGATCCTAAAAATATCACGAAGTTAAAACTTAAATTAAAATAAAATGGAAACTAAACCAACTAAAACTGAATTATTACAATTAGTAATAGAGCTTAAAAAGAAAATGATTCAATCACAAGACTATGAATTGGCAAGCGCCGTTCACGATATAGAAAGGAAAATAGAATCAACGTTTACCAAAACAACACCAGAGGCTTATGAAATCCGATTTGAAGATACAGCACAGTTGGAAGAATTTTTAGCGAATTTACAAATTCAGTACCCTGACATATTTCAAAAATTTATATCACAATTAGATACTAATAAATAAAATGATAGTAGAAATCTATTTAAAAGAAACATCACAACGAATTAAATTCGAAGGTGTACAAAACGCATATACAAAAGGATTGTTTTATTGTGTATATACAAAAGATGATTGGGTATATAAATATCCATTAGCGAATATTTTTAATGTAAGAGAAAGCTATAAATAAATTGGAATAATGAAAAAACAAAAAAAAGAGGATACAAGTAATGAAAATTTATATATGAATACTATTAATTCAATACCAATGCCATTTTCATTACACTTTACCGCCGCTGACGGCCGTGAACTGGGTTGCTTTTTCGAAAAAGATGGTAAATTACATTTTGAAGGTAATGTTGATGAATCAGCTGAAATATTTGTAAGTGAAATCGTCAGACTTGTCAATAGTAGATTATCATCTACATAAATTAACAATATGTGTAAAGTAGTCCACATAAATAAACAACCGTATGATATCTACATAGGTAGACACCCTGATTTAATTATAGGAAAATGGGGNAATCCATATACACACCACGCTGAAAAGGATACATTGGCAAAATACATAGTTTCCACCCGTAAAGAGGCAATAGAGAAATATAGAGAGTATATTTTGTTTGGCGAGGGTAAGTATCTACTTAACGATTTGCACGAGTTAAAAGGTAAGACCTTAGGTTGTTGGTGCAAGCCGCAATCGTGTCACGGTGACATTTTAGTAGAGTTGGTAAATAAATATGTAAATGAACCAAATGAGTTTTTTTAACAAATTTATATACTTATAATTGAACTTAAAACTTATATTATGGAAACGATTAAATTGTGGCTATTAGCTACTGGATTAACCAATTTAGGATGGGGCGCCGGTTTTGTTGGTGCAATGTTATTGGGGTGGCAATTTGTTGCCGGTGCTTGTTTGGGAATTTTTATACATTTAAATTATACTGTTATTAAAGAACTTATAACAAACATAAAATAACACCAAACAAAACTAATTTAAAGTGGATATAGTATCCACTTTTTTTATGCCAAAATTTTAACAAAACTTTAACATAAAAAGACTTGTGTAATCCAAACATTATTCGTATATTTACTATGTAATAAAAAGAGATATATATGACACCTTTAATGACAACCTTAAAAGAAAACGAGTTCAAATACTTCGTAGAGTGGTTTAATGATAATCACCCAACTACTTTAACTAAAAATATGGTTGAAGCGGATTATCGTAACGAATTTAAACAATATTCAAGTTAAAAATTATGACAAAATTAGAGAACATCGCATTAAAACATTTCGAGTATTCATTATCACCAATTGAATATAAATTTGAATTTCTTACTGAAAAAGAGAAAGAAATTTTCCAAAATCAAGAAATCCTTGATGTGATTAAAAAAGAAATAGAGGTTTTGAAAACTTGGTGCTAAAATGAAAAAAGTAGTATTAAACGAACAAGACCATTTTCAAAGTACGATAATCTCACCTATGTTGAGAAAATCCGTATTAGATCAAATACCAACCGCTGAAATTATAAATGGCGTAATCGCTGTTAATTATTCAGATGAGGGGTATTGTTTATTTGATGTAATCTGGGTTGATGATGCAATTATTATTGTAGAATTTACAGGCACCGCCTGTTAAAAAAAATAAAAATGATAAACACATTAGAACAAATAAAACCGTTTTTAATATTTGAATCAGATGATACTTTTTATGATTTACAAATCATTCAACGTAGAAAGGAAAATACAGATATGGAAACAAATCACCGCACCGTAAAACATTACAGTATTAAATCAATAGAACATTTGGAACGGTTATTACCAGAAATAATTTCTATATGTGATGTATTGAATGCACGTGGTTGTATTAACTTGAACCGTAGAAGTTACAAATTCTTGGCAAAACAAATGTTAAAGAAGATACCAGATATATACTTGGCTGATTCGTATTCTACAATGGGTAGTGCATATGAAAGTTTGGTTGGTTCATTCACATCGGAACCAAGAGAAACGAGAAAATGGATTGTTGATATTGATATCAATAGTATGGCGGTGGTTAAGGAAGTTATGGATTTTATTGATGACAATAATCGCGAAGTAATAATATGGACTGTATTGAAAACTAAAAACGGATATCATTTAATCACAACACCATTCAGAGTAGACGAGTTCAGAAAGAGATACCCCGAACATGAGATTCATAGAAATAATCCAGTAAATTTGTATATACCTTAATTATGAAACAAGAAGATTTAGAAGCTATATTACTAAAAATAGCACTTGGAACTTACAATAAAAAATTTTAACAAAACTTTAACATTTCAAATTTGGCAAAACCGAATTTTCTTCGTATATTTACTATGTAATAAAAAGAGAGATAAACCTTAAACCTTATATCATGTTAAAAATCGGATTCGCATCAAAATACTTCACACTATGGGATGTTTCAACTTGGACTGAATACGGACAAGGTACGACTGGAACATATTCATACCAAAAAACACAGTATACATATTACAGAAATTTATCTATAAATGAAGATAAAGCTCTTGAAAAAGCTAAAAAAGCTGGAGTTGCTGATTTAACCGTTGATACTGAATTGTTCGGTAGAAGTGGTAGAAGTTTTTATAAAGTATCACCAAGAGAATATGTGAAATATGAAGATACTCAATTTTCATATGGTAAATATTGTGGTGAATATTTTTCAAAATGTGAAGATACTAATTATTTACAATGGTATTTCAGAGATAATGGAAACATCAAAGCTGCTGAAAGATTGGTGGAATTGGATGACTATTTCGTTATTGAAAATGGTGAATTAATCAATCAAGATATTTTAGAAAATAGAAATAGAGCTAAAGTGTTGGAAACTGTATTGAAAACACAAGGTTTTATTGATGTATTCGTTGATAGAAATGTTGATGAATATGGATTTCTTAATGTAGATGGTGTTAAATTTCATTTTAATAATATTAAACTAAATTGGTACAAAGACTGGTCATATTACAGACCCGTATTAAAAGGTAAAGCAAAATTAATTAAGAACAAAAACGTTAGAATTTACGCTGAATTGGGTACTGTTTGTAGTCCAATTGGTGATATAGAAGCTCATATGGTTTCAGACTTTAAAGTATTAAAATAATAAAATTATGAAAGGAACAACACAGTTTTCAATTGGACTAATGTTATTAGCATTGGCATTTTTAGAGGTATCAGTATACGAGAGCATACTAACACATCCATATATGGTTTTATTAGTAGGTTTATTGACAATGATTGGTGGGTTTAATTTAGGTATAGGAATGTTTAAAATGATAAACGGCAAATAAAATAATAAAATTATGAAAGGAACAACACATTTATTAATTGGAGTAATATTAATCGCGTTAGGATTTTATGAATTATTCGAATACGCAGATATTATGAATCACCCATATATGATTATATTGGTGACGGTATTAAACGCACTTGGTGGATTTAACTTGGGCGCGGGATTTATTAAAATCATAAACGGTAAATAAAATGCTAAAAACACTAAACCAATATAAAAAAGACGGTTGGTTGATTTCCCAATCTCACCCAACTTTGCCTTTAACCATATGGAACTATTCCAAAAAAACTCAATTCGAGAGAAAGTGGGATGAAATTACCATTATGTGTAGGGGATTGGTTACGTGGGATGAGACGGGTGAAATAGTTGCAAGACCTTTTAAAAAGTTTTGGAACTTCGAAGAAAATAAACACACACCAACTAAAAATTTTGAAGTATTCGAAAAAATGGATGGTTCATTGATAATTGTATTTACTTTTTGGGGTATGAGAATTGCCGCATCAAGGGGTTCATTTACTTCTGACCAAGCAATTGCCGCACAAAAGATAATAGATAATATGAACTTAAATTCTTTGAATATAGGTGCAACTTATTTATTTGAATATACATCACCAGCTAATAGAATTGTGGTAGATTATGGTTCAGAAGAAAAATTGACATTATTGGGAGCAATTGATAATGAAGATGGATTTGAAGCTGCGTATTCTACATTGGAATATAATTCTAAAATGATGGGTTGTGATTTAGTTAAAAAATGCGATGGTATAAAAGATTACACCTCCTTAAAAAGTATGATTAAAGATGATGCAGAGGGATTTGTGGTTAAATTTTCAAACTGCGATAGAATGAAAGTTAAAGGTGACGAATATTTTAGATTACATAGAATAATGACTGAAATCTCAACTACAAGAGTTTGGGGATATTTGAAAGATGGTACTGATATTGAAATAATGTTGGATAATGTACCAGATGAATTTTACGATAAAATAAAAGCATATATCAAAGAATTAAAATATTATTATATGGTTGCTACCGAGCAAATCGGTAAATTATTTGATAATTATTTAGAAAATAGAAATCAAGATTTAGGTACACCACAAGAATATTCAAAATTTGTAAATTTACAAGATAAAAAAGTACAAGGTGTATTGTGGAAAATGTATTATAGAAAAGATTATTCAGAAATAATCTGGAATTTAATAAAACCAAAATTTTTAAAATTATGAAAAATCCAATTATTTTATTTTTCCTTAACCCATCTGGTGATAAGGATAGAACACATGGAATTGATATATGGCCTGATTGGATTGGTAAACCTATAATTAAAAAATCAGGTAAACCATTTAAATCTGGGTTAAAGACGGGGACACCAAAAGATATTACAATAAACGAAAATTCAGGTGAATTAGGATTTTTAATGGATGACGGTTCGGTTGTAAATTGTGATATATGTAAATTAAAAGAATAACCATGGCATCAGTTAAAAATTTATTAATTAAATGTAAATGGAAAGTATTAAGATATTTAGTTAAAAAAAGAGAAACATCATTTAGAAAAATGATGGTTAGGATGTATCATATTCAAGAATTGGAAAAGCTGGAAAAATATGATAAAAATGAATTGGTTAAATCTTCTTATAAAAAAATAAGAAAACTTTTTATTAAAGAATTTCCATTGGCATATCTACACAATCCAAACGAATAAAAATGAAAGTAATATTTTTAGATATTGACGGCGTACTGAATGTATATTGTCAATCGCGTGATAAATATGGATGTAATTTCCATCAACACTTGATTGATAATTTACAAACGCTCATTGATGCCACCGATGCTAAAATAGTAATATCAAGTTCATGGCGGGTTGATGGATTGGATAGAATGCAAAGTATGTGGATTGATAGAAAACTTCCAGGTACGGTGATTGATATTACCCCCGATTTATATTTCACATATTCAGATGCACGTGGTGACGATAATTATAGTAGAGGTGATGAAATAAAGTTGTGGTTGGATAATAACCCTGATATTACAAATTATGTAATTTTGGATGATGATAATGATATGTTGCCCGACCAAATGGATAGATTTGTAAGAACATCACATAATCTAAAACACCCAGATTGTGTGGATAGAGGATATGGATTAACAAAAATATGTACAGATAAAGCAATTAAAATTTTAAACACAAAATGGTAGTATTAAGACTTTTTATATTAATGGTGGCGGTTGCATTTGCAATAATGCTAATATGGAATATAGTTGGAAATGTAATTTTATATAGGGATTTAAACCGCAAAGAACAGAAACTTAAAGATAAACTTTATATGGAAAGTTTGACAAAAAGTAGAACGTCCGTTCCACTATTTGAACTAACGGATGACCAACGTGTGTGGTTAATAAAGGTTGGTAAAAAAATACCATATAAACATGATATATTTATTAATCGTATTGTGAAACGTGGATATTATACACCAAATGAAAAGAAAGAATTAAATAATCTTAGAAATGAATATATGGAGTTGATTAAAGTTGAAAAAAGTGCACAAGCAAACTTGAATAAATTAAAAAATGATTACAATTTATAAAATATAAAACAATGAAATATAAAGAAATTTTTTGGAATGTAGAAAATGAAACATTAGTGGAATGTTTTGAAAGAAATGAGTGTGTAGATGCTGAAATAGTAACAATTTCACCATATAGGTCGAAGAAAAGTAATGATTTGAAATGGGTTAATACAACTTTTGTAATTATAATTAAAATATGAAAACTAAAGAAGATTGTATAAATGAATTGGTAAACCTGTCATTTAAAATAGATGATGTTTTACAGAAACAACAAGAACGTTCTGATAGATTGGCGCAAATGGCTAGATTAGCAAAACAAGGATTAAAAGAAACAGCTGAATTTAAAAAATTAGAACTTGAATTTAAGTATCCTCAATTTACTGGACCAAGTGAGGAATTACACGAATTAAGAATTATTGTTAAACATTTACGTAAATATAAATAAATCATGAAAAATTTACCAAACGGAATGATACCAGATAGAGATAATTTGGTTTACTATGATACAGAAAAAGGACAATTTTATATTATAAGATGGGAAGATGCAGGCAATAATGATATTGCTCACAGACTTTATATAAAATAAGTATGAAAATTAAATATCCAAGAACATATCATTTTAGTTGGTCAGAAGGAAAAGGTTCCGATGATAAAACTCAATTTGATTTATCTAATTTTGAAGGTAAGGAAATTATTATTACTGAAAAAATGGATGGTGAAAACACTACTATGATGAATGATAGTTTTTATGCTCGTTCATTGGATAGTAATAATCACCCATCAAGAAATTATGTAAAGGGAATTTGGGGAAACATAAAACACGATATACCAATCGGATTCAGAATTTGTGGTGAAAATCTATATGCACAACATTCATTAAGATATAAAAATTTATCAAGTTATTTTATGGTATTTTCTATTTGGCACGAAGAAAAATGTTTGTCGTGGGATGAAACAATTGAATATTGTGAACTGCTTGGACTAACACCAGTAAAGGTTTTATATCGTGGTATATATGATTTAGAAATGATTAAGCAGATACAAGTTGATACAAATACACAAGAAGGATTTGTTGTACGATTATCAACCGAATTTATGTTAGATGATTTCCAAAAATCAGTTGTAAAATGGGTTAGAAAAGGGCACGTTCAAACAGATGAACATTGGATGAATAACATTATAGTACCAAATGGGCTAAAATAAAGTAAAAATAATTAGGATATGTGAAATAAATTTCGTATATTTGAGTTTAAAATAAAATATAATGTCAGAAAGAAAATTAGCAAGCATACAAAAAATTAGAGAAATAAAACCAATCAAAGATGCGGATAATATTGAAATTGTTCGTATCAATAATTGGGATGTTGTATCCAAAAAAGGTGAATTTAAGGTAGGTGATTTATGTATCTACTTTGAAATAGATTCATTTTTACCCATCCGCGATGAATTTGAATTTCTTAGAAAATCATCTTACAAAAAAATGTTGGATGTTGAGGGATTTAGATTGAAAACAATGAGAATGAGAGGACAACTTTCACAAGGTTTGGTAATGCCATTATCTATTTTAGGTGATTTTGGTTGGACTGCATATGAGGGATTGGATATTACTGAAAAGTTAGGAATAATCAAATACGAACCACCAATTCCAGCTGAATTGAATGGTGAGGTTAAAGGTGGATTTCCATCATTTATTCCAAAAACAGACGAAGAACGTATTCAAAACCTAACAGATAAATTTGAAGAATGGAAAGAACAAGGTATTCTATTTTCGGAAACCGAAAAACTGGATGGAACATCCGCAACATTTTATTTTAACAATGGTGTGTTCGGTATTTGTGGTAGAAATTGGGAATACTTAGAAACGGAGGGCAATACCTTTTTCAGAGTTGCAAGGGAATTGAAACTTGAAGAATCATTTAGAAAATTCGGTAAAAATCTTGCATTTCAAGCAGAATTGATAGGTGAGGGTATTCAAGGAAATCCTTACAAAATCAAAGGACAAACAATTAGAGTATTTAATGTATTTGATATTGATACTCAAACACGTTTACCAATAGGGGCTATGATAGGAACTATAATATTATCGTTTGATGATATATTGACTGTACCAATAATTTCAGCAGAATTCACTCTTCCTGATACGATTGATGAACTTTTACAACACGTAGAGGGTAAATCACTATTGAATTCACAAACGAACCGTGAGGGTAGTGTATTTAGAAGTTTGGATGGAAAAATCAGTTTTAAAGTAATTTCAAATACATTTTTACTAAAAAATGAAAAATAAAATATTTAAAAATATCCAAAACGCTTGGTATGATTTTTCATGGATATTTATACGAAAATATCAACAAATCAAACGAGTTATAGATTTTACGCCTATAATTTGGAAAGGATTTGATTTTGATTATAATTATTCATTGGAATTATTTAAGCACCAACTTAACCGCACCGCAACCTTTTTGGAATCGGATAGTGCTCGTACAACTGATGCAAAGTTTCAAGCTAGCAGAATTAGAACGGCATTACGATTGATGGATAAAGTGTACGGTGATGATACATATGATATGGAGTATATGGATATAATGGAACAATTATATGGTAAAATGAATCATGAATTTGTTAAAATTGATAAGAAATCAGAAGATGGCCAAAATTTATATGAGTTAAAAACTTGGTATGAAAATGAAGTCGATATTGCACATAGAGAAGATATCGCTAAAGTTGAAGAACAAATGAGAATACATTCACGATTAAAACAGAAAAAAGCCGAACGAATATTGTGGAATTTTATAGCTCACAATATTCAATCTTGGTGGGATTAAAATAAAACCCGTCTTTTACTCGAAACTTAGAAATGGGGAAAGTGAGATATATGAGAAAAAACTTGTGTATCTCATTTTTTTTTCGTATCTTTGTAATATACAAAAAATATGGCAAAATAAACCAAATATACATTTGGTTTTTGGGAAACTTCTATATTTATACATATGATAATATACAAAACAACAAATTTAGTAAATGGTAAATTTTATGTAGGAAAGGATGCCAAAAACTCAAAACATTATTACGGTAGTGGTACGATTTTAAATCATGCAATTAAAAAATACGGCAAGAAAAATTTCAAAAAAGAAATATTAGAATACTGTAAAAATTTAGAAGAACTTGATATTAGAGAAAAATATTGGATTTCTGAATTAAACGCAGTTTCACTTGGATATAATTTAACCGATGGCGGTACGGGAGGTGATACATGGACACATAATAAGTTGGATGTACATTGGAACATTGGAAATACTGCATGGAATACCGGAATACCATGTACTAATGAAACAAAACACTTAATATCTGAAACTAAATTACAACAACACTTGACATCAAATAAAACATCATATAAATCAGGAAAAGAACACCCGTTTTATGGAAAAAAACGAGATCCAAAAATATATGAAAAAATAATAGCAACACGTAAAGAACATGGAAATATTGGTAAAGGGTTAAATAAGCCTGTAAAAAATATTGAAGATAATTTAGAATTTGAATCCTGTAAAGCTGCAGCTAAATATTATGGTATAACAAGTGATAGGGTTACATATAGTTGTAGAACGCAATTCAAAAAATCTAAGTTTAGATTTATAAAATAAAAATAAAAAATGAGTAAAGCGTCATATTCGCAGTATAGCCAATGGTCACACTGCCCACTACAATATAAATTTAATTATGTAGATAAAATTGGAGAGTATCGTAGTAGTATACATTTAATTTTCGGAACTTCTTGCCATGAAGTCATTCAAACCTTTTTAGACACAATGTATAATACTTCAAAGAAAGCCGCAATGGCTATGGATTTGGAAGCATTATTATTAGAAAGATTGGTTGCAAATTTCAAGATAGAAAAAGATAAAATGAAAGGTGAAATTCCGTGCACTAAATTGGAATTGGAAGAATTTTACGGTGATGGTTCAAAAATACTACAATATTTCGTAAACAAAATCAGTAAATTTTACTCAAAAAGCGGATTTGAATTGGTTGGTATTGAAATTCCAATAGAGGTTGAAATTAAAAATGGTGTATTTTTTATTAGTTATCTTGATGTTGTTATGCGAGATAAAATAAGCGATACTATTATCATTATAGATATTAAAACTTCGACTAGGGGTTGGAGTTCTTATGAAAAAAATGATAAAGTAAAGACATCACAGATGCTTATTTACAAAAAATTCTATTCTGAAAAGTTCGGTATACCATTAGATAAAATTAAAGTGGAATATCATATCCTTAAACGAAAAATACCAACGGATTCAGAATTTCCAATACCAAGAATATCTAAATTCGTTCCACCGAGTGGCAAACCATCTATAAACAAAGCTTGGGCTGGTTTTATGGAATTCGTTGATACTGTATTCGATGAAAACGGTAATAGACGTACTACGGGATATCCTGCTCACCCAAGTAAATTATGCGATTGGTGCGATTTTAAGACCAGTGGGCATTGTACCCAATGGAAATAAATTTTACGTTTTTCTAAAAAGTATATATTTATACCTATAT